GGAACAGTTACAGGAGAAGACTTTTGAGCCCAAGGAAGAGCTGAAGTAAAATAATCCTTACGCTTCCCACGAGGAAGAAGAGTATAATCAGTGGTTGCATCAGGGCCGTTGCCAGTATTAATGGTAACAGAGTTTTGCAAATTCTCATCACGATACCACTGATTCCAAATAAGATTATAAGCACGAAGAAAATCAGCTCTATGTTCATAACCAGCTACCTTGGTAGGAAGACCCATATAATCATAAATAGAATTCTCAGCATAACCAGTAACAGCAGTAGAAGTAATAATAGGCATAATAAAAGAAGTTGAATCAGCAGGATTATCCTGCTCACCATTCATCTTTTTCCAATTAGACCAAAGCAAACGAATAGGAACAGACCAAAAATGAATATCAATATAAAGATTATCCATAATCGGCTTAATAGGAGTATTCAAACGAGCAAATAAAGTAGCAGTAAGGTTAATAGTATCTCCAGGCAAACCTTCATCTACAAATATAGGAACACAATAACCAGCATCAAACGTAGTTTTCAATCCATGAGAACGATCAAAAACAGAACGTTGGATTTTTGGACGAGAAACTTCAGCAAAATACTGTTGAGGTGACACAACTGACTTCATTTTTCACTCCTGGTAAAATCCCCCTCACAACTTGTGAAGGGGAGATGTTTCCCCTTCTTTAAAAGGAGAAAATATGTCTAATACCAAAAAGTTTAAAGAAGAATTCTTTGAGTTTCAAGACGGAACAACAGTTATCTTTAGAATTTTCGATAAATCAGAATGGAAATCTGAAGCTAGAACTACATATAAAATGTATGACGAAAAGAGAATTATCTATATCAATACAACAGAAGAAAATTCAGATGAAACAAGGAGATTTATAATACAAATGTATGGAAAGCTCACGCCCTAGCGGTTGTGGACCCCTAGGAGATTACTCCTAGGGGTTTTTTGATTATTGAAGAAGAGAAGTAGCATGACAAACAATAAGAGGAGAAGAATGAGGAGTAATTTGACCAGTATCCTGGTCATAAGTACCCATTTCATAAAGTGTAAAATCCTCAGGGTATTTCGCGTAATCAGTCTCAGGATTTTTAACAGCAGTTTTAAAATTACGCTCAGCTTGAGCAGAGTTACGATCAGTAACTAATGCTGTAAAAGCCTTTGCCTTCTCATCACGAATAGCAAATAGACGCATCATAATCATTCTCCATCAGGACAATCTTGATAGAACTTATCAAGTCGTATGTCCTGTCTAATTTGTTCATGCAAATGTTTTTTCACACGTTCATCACGAGTGTCAACACGAAATTCAGATTTAGAAAGAGAATTCTTAGCATCATTAATAACAAATTTAGCAAGACGTTCATCATTAGATTTAGGACGAGAACGAAGAATCAAATCATTTTCATATCTCTGAAGATAAACAGGATCAATAATCTCTAACTTCTTTCGATAATAACGAGGAAGAGGCTCACCAGAATGTATCAAAGATTTATAATGAGTTTTAAGAAAATTCAAACCAATACCAGGACGTTTAGAACAATCAAAACAATCAGAAACCTCTTCAATACTTCCATCAGGAAGAGTAATAGGATGCTTTTTACCCTTAAGAGCATAGGCAGCTATATAAAAAGCAGTTTTTTCATTAGCAGTACCAATTGAATGAAAACCATGAGGCCAGAGAGATTTCATCTCATCTGAAACATAAAGACGTTCACCTGAAGGTGAATTTTTAAGAAATTTTTGGTCCTTAGGAGTGTAGCCAAAAATTATGCAATGATGATGAGGACGATAAAAGCGACCGCCATATTCATGCGACACAATATAAGAAAATTTTTTTTTTTGAGATTTACGAAGACGTTTTAAAAAACGTTGAAAAGGATCTTTAACGATAAGATGAGAAGGTAAATTAGCATCATCATAGGTAAGAGTGATAAAACAATTGTCAAGATGACATGACATTTCGTGCTTAGCACGAATAGACCACTCTACAGCTCTTAGTGTTATACACTCAGAGCAATGACCACAAGGGAGACGCAAATCTCCCTCATGGTCAACCTTGGGACGACCCCCATCAGGGGCTAAACGTGCCTTTACAGGAAAAAGACACATTAAGCGCATATCCCGCCGCGCATCGGCTTAGTTTGTAGATTCTTGCGATTAAACTTCATACCCTTTTTAAAATTCTTATTAGACGATTTACGGGACATTCTTTTTCTACGCATCGAAACCTCCATTTAATAACTAAAGCCTAAATTGACACCAAATTGGTGTCAATGGGCATATAATATCAAGTAGCATATGCCCACGGACAGAAATCATTCTTCAGATTTCTTCTTCTTCGGAGATTGCTGCGACATAACCTCTTTGAAAGTTTTCTTATCAAGAGGCGCATCATCAGGATCAACAACAGGCTTACGTTCAAAAACACCATACTTGTAAAGCATCTCTTTGTTGTCTTCATTAGTCAGGAACATCTCGAGTTGTGAAGGATCATGATTCATAGCCTTCCGAACTTCGATAGGTAATTGGTTAAACAATTGCTCAGCATTTTTGACCAAATCAAACGCCTGTTGAAAAGTAGGAATCTGAGTATTATCTAAAAACTCACCAACACGTCCAGGAATGTCACGAGGTCTCAAACCTTGATTTGCATAAGTAGCAACAATAACGTTGACATCGCAAGATTTAGCAGAAGCATGGTCAACACAAGACTCTAGTTCCCAAGGTAATTCACCAACAGATTTATCAGAACAATCAATTCCAGATTCAACATAAACATGGGGATTAGCAACAGATTTAATTTTTTCCATAAAATACTCCTTTTAGTCGTTTAAGATTTCACCTGTTTTTTTATCAACTTGGTAATAGGACGAGCCTTTAGCAGAGGATCGGTTTCCGCGAAACAATCCTTTAAGATACTTGAAGGGGTTGAGTAGGTCGATAAGACTTCCTGCAGACGAAGCTCCTTTATCAACAGTGTCAAGCAAAGCATCAGCTTTGAGTTTTTTAGCTCCCCATTCTTTTTCAAATCCCGCTCGATTCTTAGCGCCCGGTTCTTGCAACTCTTTAAGACGGGCGTCAGCAGCGACGGATTTTGCGGTATTTTGTAAGACCTTTTTTTGTTCACTTTGAACCTCCTTAGCAACATTAGAAACAGCAGTATCAGCCTTAGTTTTTTCAATCGAAGACCGAGCTTGCTCCCTCTCTAGATTTAATAACGATTGTACCATACGAGCAGAATTCGAAGCACCAGAACCATGAACACCAGACGCTGCAGAACCACTAGCCATAGCACCAGAAGGGGCAGAAGCCCCACCTGAATCAGCAGCAAGAATAGGATTCAAACCAGCAGCCTTAAGATCAGCAACTTCACGTTGATGAGCAGTATTTGACATACGTTCTTGAAAAGCCATTTGCATCATAGCTTGTTGAGCTTCAAAATTCATTTTTGCCGAACTCTGTTCAGCAGAAAAATTTTGAGCTTGTTGAGCAGCAAATCCTTCACCAATAAAAGGGATACCGGAGAGCATAGCGTTCCCGGGGTTTTGACCCCCGGAAGCGCCAAGCAAACTAGAAACGCCAGTTAACGGAGAAGCAGCAATAGAACCTATGGTTTTTAAACTAAAACCCATAAATCACCTCAGTTAAAAGACATAATAGAGCCAGGAGTACCATAAGTAGGAATAGGACGAGCATGAATCATATGAAACCAAAAATCAGCCATAAAAGCAGGCTCAGTAGTAACAGCAACAACACGGCTAATAGGAGGGTTCTCTACAACAAATGAAGAATTAAGAGCAGGGAGAGCAGTAAATTTTTGCGAGAGATGCCAGTAATCCAAAGGAGTAGTGCAATTAGAACGAAATCGTCCAGTCACTTGAGAAGGTTTATAACGATATTCAGCATAACGTTCTTGGTAACCAAAAGTACCAGCATCAGCAGAGCCACCACCAGTACCTTGAGTATAGATTTCCTTGTTAAGAATAGTCTGTTCTCCCAAATGAGCAAGATCAGGCCAAAAGAAATCATAACGTGTTGATCTTGACCACATACGATTAAGACCTTGCTGATAATTCAAATCAGCTCGAGCAGAAGCGATACCAATAATAACCTCATGTTCAGTAAAAGATTTAATAAAACCTTTCTGAGAAGAGGAAGCAGTACCCATAGCTGCCAAGTTACCTTGAGGAGTAGTACCTGTAACACTGGTTTGAGCAATAGGATTGACATTAACGTTAACAGTAAAACCACCGAGAAATTCAGGACGCTGCAAACGAGCATCAGGAGAAATAACACCAAAATGAGCAAGAAGAATTTCAGTATAACGAGTACCACCACGAGCATCACGTTCAAATAAAGCCTGCGTCTGAGCAGCTAAACGAAGAGCATTAATAGTAATAGCAGAAGCATTAGTAAGATCAGCAAAAATCTGCGGATAACCACCAGTATTAGCAGAACCTTTAATAAAAAATTGGTTATCAGCTGTAGTAGGATCAATCAAACGCTGCCAAGAATAAGTAGTAGAAGAACCAGTTGATTCATACATAGTTGAACCACCAGCACTAAAGGATTGGTTACCTTTACCAATACCAACAACAGGAGCAGTAGTACCTAAAGGAACAGTTACAGGAGAAGACTTTTGAGCCCAAGGAAGAGCTGAAGTAAAATAATCCTTACGCTTCCCACGAGGAAGAAGAGTATAATCAGTGGTTGCA